AAAAATTGGAAATGTTACAGAATTAGATGAAGAGCCATCTATTTTAATTGAAAATTGTTATCGAATTGTTGAGTGTGCTGAATATGGAGATGATCAAGAAAAGATAGAAAAACGAGCATATGCTTTAGAAGCGAATCATATTAAAATTTCTGCTAGAAAAATTGATGAGGGTGCCGTAGATAAAGATTGGTATGTTTACGAGTATGCGATATTACAAAAATATCCAAAATTCTCGTTGCAGAGGGATCTGTTCTTGACAGGAGAGGCGATCTTTACTATAGTGGATCCATCCAAAGAAATCCTCTCAGCGTATCAGTCTATTAATGAGTAGTTTTTACACCAACGTACAACTTGCAGGAAATACCCTCCTTTATCGTGGGTATGAGAATGGAAAACCAGTCCAGTCTCGTACTCATTTTTCGCCTACGTTGTTTGTCCCTTCAAACAAAAAGGAGAAATTTAAAACACTTACTGGAGAGTATGTGAAACCTATTCAGTTTGAATCCCCCAAAGATGCTAGGGAATTTATTGCCAAGTATGAAAATGTTGAGGGATTTACTGTATATGGATATGAAAGATTCGTTTATCAATTTATCGCTAAGGAGTTTCCTGGTGAGGTTGATTACGATATCAAAAAAATGAAGATTTTCACAATGGACATTGAGGTTGCTTGTGAGAATGGATTTCCAAATGTAGAAGAAGCAGCAGAAGAAATGTTGTGTATTACGATCAAGGATCTTAATACAAAAAAGTTTTATGTTTGGGGTACTCGTGAATTTACTCCACCTGAAGGGGTAGAATTTTTTGTCTTCTGGACAGAGAGTGAAATGCTCAATCACTTTATTGGGTGGTGGACTGAAAACACTCCAGATATTCTTACTGGATGGAATGTCAATTTGTATGATGTTCCTTACATTTGTCGTAGGATTAATAGGGTGTTGGGAGAAAAATGGATGAATTCCATGTCACCGTGGAATCGTGCTAATGAAAGAGAAATCATTGTCCAAGGTCGTAAGAATTATGCATATGATTTGTCTGGGATTAATATCTTAGATTACCTTGATCTCTATAAAAAGTTTACTTACTCTGCTCAGGAATCGTATCGTCTTGATCACATTGCAAATGTCGAGTTGGGTCAGAAAAAGATTGACCACAGTGAATATGAAAACTTCAAAGAATTCTACACTAAAGACTGGCAAAAGTTTGTTGAGTATAACATCCAAGACGTAGAGCTTGTTGACCGTTTGGAAGACAAGATGAAACTAATCGAATTAGCAGTTACTATGGCATATGATGCCAAAGTAAACATGGAAGATGTTTACAGTCAGGTGAGAATGTGGGACACTATGATTTATAACTATCTTAAAGATCGTGATTTAGTTGTCCCCCCTCGCAAAGGATCTAAAAAAGATGAGAAGTATGCAGGTGCATATGTCAAAGAACCTGTACCTGGAATGTATGATTGGGTTGTGAGTTTTGACCTTAACTCTCTATACCCTCATCTTATTATGCAATACAACATTTCACCAGAGACTTTGGTTGAGCAGAGGCATCCTAGTGCTACTGTGGATAAAATCCTCAATCAAGAGATAGATATAACTGGTGAATACTGTGTATGTGCCAATGGTGCTCAGTACAGAAAGGACATACACGGATTTCTTCCTGAAATAATGCAAAGGATTTACGATGAAAGGACCATTTACAAAAAGAGAATGCTACACGCTAAGCAAAATCTTGAGCTTGCCACCACACCATCAGAAGCTATGGCACTTCAAAGAGATATCTCAAGATGCAACAACATCCAAATGGCACGAAAGATACAACTCAACTCAGCATACGGTGCCATCGGAAACCAATACTTTAGGTACTATAACCTGGCAAACGCAGAGGCGATTACACTCAGCGGTCAGGTCTCTATTCGGTGGATTGAGGATAAGATGAATGCTTATCTCAATAAAATTCTAAAAACTGATGGAAAAGACTATGTTATTGCTGCTGATACTGATTCTATCTATCTCAATCTGGGTCCTCTGGTTAAAAGTGTATACAAAGGAAGAGAGAAAACTCCTGAGAAAATTGTGCGGTTCCTTGACAAGATCTGTCACATGGAATTTGAAAAGTATATTGAAAGTTCTTACCAAAAATTGGCTGGGTATGTGAATGCATATGACCAGAAGATGCAGATGAAGCGAGAGAATATTGCAGAAAAGGGCATCTGGACTGCCAAGAAACGATATATCCTCAATGTGTGGGATAGTGAAGGAGTTAGGTATGAAAAACCAAAACTAAAAATGATGGGCATTGAGGCAGTAAAATCTTCTACTCCTATGCCATGCCGTCAAAAACTAAGAGATGTGCTGGTCATTATTATGAATGAAACTGAAGAGGCAACACAAAACTTTATTGCAAAATTCAAGAAAGAATTTACTGAGTTGCCAATCGAAGATATTTCATTCCCAAGATCTGTTAACAATCTAAATAAGTATTCCACACCATCTTCGATTTATTCTGATAAGTGCCCTATTCACGTACGTGGTGCATTGCTGTATAATCATCATGTAAAGAGACTAAAACTGACGCATAAGTATCCTCTAATTCAAGATGGTGAAAAGATCAAATTTATTTACCTAACAAAACCAAATAAGATTGGTGAGAATGTTATGTCATTTTTTCAAACATTTCCAAAAGAGTTTAGTCTTGATAGTAACGTAGATTATGATTTACAATTTAGTAAAAGTTTCTTGAATCCAATTCAGGGTATTTTGGATACAATTGGATGGAAAGCGGAGAAGAAGGGAAGTTTGGAGTTTTTGTTTGCATGAAAACTACGTTTATTGTTTCGTATCAGAAAGCATTTGGGTTTTCTCTACGGGAAGAAAAAGAGTTCGATACTTTATCAGATGCTCAATGGTTTCAACGTGCCATGAAACGTTCTAATTACATCACAACTATTCTGGAGGTGAAGAGGTGAATTTTTTACAAGATGTCGTAAAGGAGATTGGTAATGAATATGCTGCACTCGTTGCTGATGGTGTTGCTGCTGGTGACTGCGATTCTTTCGTTGATACAGGTAGTTACACTTTCAACGCTTTGGTATCAGGGTCGATTTTCGGTGGCATCCCGTCAAACAAAATTACGGCTATTGCAGGAGAATCGTCTACAGGTAAGACTTTCTTTTGCCTCTCTATTGTCAAACATTTTCTCGATAGCAATCCTAATGCAGGTGTTATCTATTTTGAATCAGAATCTGCTATTACTAGAGAAATGATCACCTCTCGTGGGATTGATGCAAAACGAATGATGATTGTGCCAGTCACTACTGTGCAAGAATTTCGTACTCAATCTCTACGAATCCTTGACAAGTATCTAGCACAAAAAGAAGGAGATCGGCAACCAATGATGTTTGTGCTTGATTCACTAGGAATGCTTTCGACTACAAAAGAAATTGAAGATTCTGAAGCAGGTAAAGAAACCCGAGATATGACCCGTGCTCAAGTTGTAAAGGCAATCTTTAGAGTGCTGACACTCAAGTTGGGTAAGGCAAATGTGCCTCTTCTAGTCACAAATCATACCTACGATGTTGTTGGTGCTTATGTGCCCACAAAAGAAATGGGTGGAGGTAGTGGTCTTAAGTATGCTGCAAGTACAATCATCTATCTTTCTAAAAAGAAAGAAAAGGACGGCAAAGAAGTGATTGGTAATATCATTACCTGTAAGTCTGCAAAATCTCGTATGACAAAGGAGAATAGTCAAATTGAAACACGTCTTTATTATGACCGTGGATTGGACAAATATTATGGATTATTGGAGTTGGGTGAGAAGTACGGAGTATTCGAACGTAAGGGGAATCGCGTGGTTGTTGGGGAATCTTCCGTTTATCCTTCTGTTATTCTTTCCGATCCTGAGAAGTATTTCACGCCCGAAATAATGCAAGCATTAGATGAAGCTGCACAGAAGGAGTTTATGTATGGCAACTGAGCTAAAGGATTATATTCGGTGTTATGACGAGGTATTATCGCAAGAGTTTTGCTCAAAAGTCATAAAAACTTTTGAGCATGATACTGAGCACCATACTAGAATTGATAGAGAACAACGACCAACTTTTACTGAGTTTAATCTATCAAAGAGATACCTTGATGCAGATCCAAAATGGATGGATATTCAAATTAATATTCAACAAGTATTTGTTGATTATGTCTCTCTGTATATGAAAGAGTTAGATCTTGGACCAGATTTTCCTCCAACATATTCTTTTGAAGAATATCGAATTAAAAGGTATGCTCCAAAGACAGATGAATTTAAAGATCATGTTGATGTTGGAGACTATGCTTCTGCTAGAAGATTTTTAGTATGTTTTTTATATCTTAATAATACTTTAGAGGGTCAGGGAAATACTGTATTTCCGAAACTGGACTACTCAATTCAACCGAAGTGTGGTAGACTATTGATATTCCCATCCCTCTGGTTGTATCGTCATTCTGGTCAACCACTAAAACAAGGATACAAATATATCGTTGGAAGTTACTTACATTATCTATGAATATTGAGCATACCATCCTGAATAACTTGGTATACAATGAGAAGTATTGCCGCAAAGTAATTCCATACATTAAGGAAAGTTATTTCACGAGTCGTGCTTGCCAGATTCTTTTTTCTGAGATCTCTTCGTATGTCTCTAATTATGATGCTTTACCGACTCCAAATGTGTTGGGTATTGAATGTGATAAGCGCGAAGATCTTACAGAAGATCTATATAAAGAGACTAATACTCTCATTGAAAACCTAATTAATGAGGACAATGATTATAAGTGGATCCTTGAAACATCTGAGAGGTGGGCCCAGGAGAGAGCGATTTACTTATCGCTTATGGAGTCTATTAAGATTGCAGATGGAAAGGACAGTGATAAAGACAAAGGTGCAATCCCGTCTATTCTTTCTGAAGCACTATCGGTATGTTTTGATAGTCATATTGGTCACGATTATATCGATGATGCTAGTTTGAGATATGATTACTATCATAAACAAGAAGATAAAATCCCATTTGATTTGGACTTCTTTAATAAAATTACAAAAGGTGGTCTCCCAAGTAAAACGCTCAACATTGCTCTCGCTGGCACTGGTGTTGGTAAATCTTTGTTTATGTGTCATGTCGCAAGTTCAGTGCTATTACAGGGCAAGAACGTACTATACATCACGCTTGAGATGGCTGAAGAAAAAATTGCAGAAAGAATTGATGCTAATCTATTGAATATTAACATCAAAGATCTTACTACTCTTCCTAAAGTGATGTTTGATAATAAGATCAATAACTTAAGTAAGAAGACCCAGGGTAAACTTATAATTAAAGAGTATCCTACAGCAGCTGCACATGTGGGTCATTTTAAGTCTCTTCTTAATGATCTTTCTCTTAAGCGAAGTATTAAACCCGATATTATTTTTGTGGATTACCTTAATATTTGTGCTTCCCAGAGATATAAAGGATCCGTTGTTAACTCATACACATATGTTAAAGCAATTGCCGAAGAATTACGCGGTCTTGCTGTTGAGTTTAATGTACCTATTGTCTCTGCTACGCAAACCACTCGTTCAGGTTTTGGCAGCACTGATGTTGATCTTACTGATACTAGTGAATCATTTGGTCTTCCTGCTACTGCCGATCTTATGTTTGCCCTTATTAGCACGGAAGAGTTGGAGGGTATGAAT